TGTAGAAAAAGTTATTGTTACAGTTGGTGATCCATTTGTAGTGCTAAAAGCACTTGTTAAAGTTGTTGTAGATTTAATAGGGTGTATGTCATAAAACACACCTCCTGAGTATGCGTATAATATTCTGTTTGTTCCTATAATAGAGTATTTTACTCCACTACTATTTACAATGTGATGCATGGCTCTAGCCGCACCAGTAAGTTTGTTTTCACCTAATTGTGACCAACCACCTATTTTTTCAGGTGTGCCATATCTAAATCTAACATTATCGCCACCTACCCACTGACCCTCTGCTTGAGTCTCTGTAATCTGTTTATTGAATCCTGGTAAGAACTGTACTTTTTGTAATGCCATAATATATCATTATACTAGTTTTTGGCCAAAAATATAGTAATTTTAAATAGAGTGCAAGGAGGTTATATATGAATAGGAATACAGGTGCCTCTCTCTATGAACACTGGCTCACCTAGATCTTTTCTATCATACACATCAAAAGCAACACTAATTCTAGGATTTTTAGATAATGTTGTGTCTGTATAATGGGGCAAATATGTAGGAAAAATAATCAATTGACCTGGAATATTTTCTATAGACCAAGCATATCTTTCACAAAGTGAAAGATAGTGAGTAGATGTAGATTCTGCCTGAATAGTTAAATGACCACTTAAGAAGCTTTTTTCAGCGTCCCACAATCCACGATGTTGATGCTTGCTTATTTTTTCATTTTTTCTTAAAACATTAAACCAACAAATAACCCACAAATCATTAGTAGGGATCTGCTTTCCTTTTTCATTAAATTTACTAATACACATTTTAATATTTTTTATTATGTGTTTTTGTAAACCTTCTAGCGCAGGAGACTTTAATCTTAAAAAATTATAGAATTGATATCTTGAGGTTAAACTATTAGCTAAACCTGTGCCTCCATCTCCTGTTGAAGGATATTTATTGATTATCTCTTTTTCTTTTTTTAATAAGAAAGATATAGATTTTTTCTTATTAAACTTTAATGTGTCACTTTTCCAAAACCAATAGGGAACCTCTAATCCTAAAGAAGACTTAATTTTATTTTGTGTGGAGTGTAAATTAACCCAGTTTAAACCTAAACCTGCTTTTCTTTCTTTGACTTTTGTCATTTAACGTTTAAACCAAGAAGGAAGACCTAAATGAGGACGCTTGTCGAACATATTATCCTTCGCTCCAAGGGTCTTACGATTGTTATAATGCAGAAAAACTTGTACGCATTCTTTACCTTTAAATTTTTCTCTCCAATGTTCTAGCTCACAGCCAGAATAAACCAACATATCTCCTGGTTTTAAATCTACTTTAATACCTTTTGCTTTACTGGCTGCTTTAATATTCTTACCATCTGGTGCACCTACATTTTCATTTGGGCTTAAATATATTGGCCAATCATCACCACCAAGATTCATAGTCGTAGATATCTCACAACTAAATCTATCTTTGTGTCTTTTTAATTCATCACCTTTTTTATAGATTCTTGCATAAGTATAAGCTGGATACAATTTAAGTCCTGTCACTTCTTCCATTTTAGGTTGGCATTTTAACATTAAAGTTTCCATAGCAATATTAGAATACTGACTATATGTATTTGGTATTTGTTTATCATCATAGGTTCCGATAATAGTTTCAAAGGGTGAAATGTAACGAGCGTTCTTACAAGTATCATATACTTGTCTTTGCATTAAAAAATAATTAGCCACAAAAGCTGCTAGGTCTTTTGATATTGCTTGACGAATAACTGTATATTTATTTTTCTTAAAGCTCATAAAAATCAAATGATAATATTCTTTTTTTAAAATTAATTTTATTTGGTTCTGTAAAATGCCATAAATACTGTGGAACAATCATAATGTCACCCTCAGTAACATCTGGTTTATATAACACGGTCCTATCTTTTTCATTATTCCAAGGTTGAATATAAGTTGTTTTTGGTGAGTCAGTTTTCATATCTAAATATAAAATTCCACAATAACCTTGTGAACTATGATTATGAGGAATGTGATAGTGTCCTTTGTGATACACAACTGACCAAGTTCTTTGTAACTTTATTTTAGAATTATGTTTTGTAGAAATTAAATTAAATTCATCTTTGAATATTTTTAAAAATTCTGTGTTAATATTACATTTATCTCTATTACTATAAAAATTACTTTGTAGCATTTCAGGGTATTTACTTAAAACTTTTTCTAATTTTTTCTTTTTATTTTTAAAATTTACACATTTAATCTTAAAAAAATCTATTTTAAATTTAGGTTCTATCTCGTAATTTATACTAAACATCTTTAGCCATTTCTTTTGGTATAGCTTGGATATTCCAATGTATAAATCTAAACGGTTCAATACCAAAATCTATTGAGAATTCATGTTCTAAATAACCTGGAAATATAATTAATGTTCCAGGTTGAGGTCTAAAGTGAATTAGTTCATTACCATTAAGAATTTCTTTTACATTAGTTTTCATTTTTAATTTTGTAGCTCTTGCACCAGTTCTAGGTTCGTGAAATATAGGAAAAGAAGTTTTTTCGTTTGCTTTTAAAAAATAAAAACCTGATACGTGTTGGTTCCAATGTATATGCGCACTATGATAACCACCACCTTTTTTAGCAAACTCTTGCACCCACATTTCACTAAATAGTGTTGTGTATTGCTGCATATCAAAACCTTGATAATCTAAGTAGTCCCAAGACTTTTGACCAATATAATCTCTAAAATCTCTAAAATTATTGTCAGCTATAATAGTTGTTGAATGATAACTTCTTCCAAAGTCACCAAACTTTTTTCTGTGCGCTTTAGCTTCTGGAGTATTTCTAGCAGCTTTAATGTATTTATCAGATGCTTTATTCAAAGATTTTATAAACTCTGGTTTTTGCTCTGACCAAATAGTTGTGTTAAAGTAATTACTTATATTCATTTTTATTTTTCATAATAATTTAAATTAATAATATATCTAATAGGAGATTCAATAGAAGTAATAGCCCTGTGTAAAATGTTATTATCAAGTATTAAAATTTTATTTTGTACAGCTTTAATAAATTTTATTTTATTATTAATTTTTATTTCTGTTCCTCCATCACAAGTATTTAAATAAAGTATAGCTGTCTTACTTTTTGTATTATCATAATCAGTATGAAAATCACTTTTTTCAAATAATTTACTTATAAACATATTACATCTAATTTGTATGGGCGCTATGCAATTTAATTTTTCTAAAACAGGTTTAATACTATTTGTAAAAAGGTGTGAAGTTGGTCCCATATTATTATAAAAACAATGGGTAAAGTAAACCCCATTGTTAGAATTAAAATCTAGTTCTTTTCTTTTATACCAAGGAAACTCTGGATCAAAAACAATTGATTGTATTGTAGACAACTGTTCTTTGTTTAAAAAATTATTTATTGTTTTACAACTCATCTAAATGGTTTTCCTAAATGCCAAACAACAAGACTGTATCTTGTGCCTGATGTTACAGGCTTAACTCTATGCCAAACAAAAGAAGGAAATACAATAATAGATCCTTTAGGAAGTATCTCTTTTGCTTGTTTTAAATGTTTAGCCTCATCTCTCATATGTGGATCGTAGTTTCTATAGTCAAATTCTAGTTCACCACCTTTGTATTCTGAACCATCTGTTAATTGACAAGTCATAGATAGTTTTCGAATTCTGCCGTGTTCTGGATTGTTAGGATTTTTTCTATCATATGTTTTATGCCAACTATCACAGTGCCAATCATAGTATTGATTGTGTTTGTATTTTGTAAACTGACAAGGTTCCGATCTTTCCCAATCAAAATTCCAACCTGCATTTTTATTAGCTATATCCACATATGGATGTATTTCTCTATATATCCAACGATCATTAAGCCAAACTAAATCAGAGTTTCTTTTTCTTTTTAAATCTTTAATTTCTTGTTTGTTTAATTTTTTATCACCATAGCCACCTGTTCTAGCCATTACTTCTTTTTTTGAATTTGCATAAGCTATTACATCATCACAAAATTTAGGTGTGAGTGCTGCAGGAAAATGCCAATAATAAGTAGATAAATTCATATTAATTAAATAAAATTATACGTATTCATACGTTGTAGTTTGTACAAAATTTAGACTATCCTTTTGATTATTGGTTAGGTAATACATATTAGTTGATGGAAACATTATAAATTTATTATTTGTAAGTGGCATATCCCAAGATTTACCTTTACGTCTATTGTCTTCGTAATGTATTCTAACCATACATTCTTCTACTTTTACACCATATAACAAAGTGTAATCAGGTGCGTTACGTAAATCTACTGGATCTATATTTAATAAAGGAATTGTTGTCTCATTGGGTTTATATATATTTCCCCAAGCTGATTTGTTAAGTAAAGTGATACCGTGTTTAAGATTAATGAATTCTTTTATATAAGTATTTAACTTATCAAAAGTTCTTGAAAATTGTAATTCTTCATTAGTTAAATTAGATTGTAAAATATGATGAGCTAGTTCATTTTGATCTATCTCCCAATGTTTAGGCATTGAAACATCTCCAAAATAAATTGACTGCTCTGTTAATACTTTCTTATGCATATATGTTATTATATCATTATATTATTATATTATATTAATGAATATTACAACTATGTTTAAAAAAATTTATTCGGATTAATTAGACTTTAAGATCTTCTAAGTCCCAAGATTGTCCTGATTCGTTCCATTTATACACCCACATATGTGTCGCTGCTTCATTCTGAGACTGTTGGTCTGCTGTCAATTCAGGTTTATTTCCTATTGGAGATTTCCAACTTGCCTCTGCTACATTTAAAACCCAACTTGGAAAAGGTTTTGGACCAATAAAAATATCATTATCTTGATCATACGTCATACCTATACCTGCGTAATTACCTCTTAAAGGTGTTCCGCCTTTTTTGTGTTGCCCACTAGATGTATTGTATGAAGTTTGAATCCATAAATTTGCAGGCCAGTTATTATGTTTTTCTAAATATGCTTGTCCAACAGATTCAGTTTCAACTCCCTCATCATTTAAAAGATCTTTATTATCTACAGTAAGAACTGTTAATACTTCGTTTTCTTCTGAAATTTTTGCAAAATGTGCCATATTATTGATATTTGTACCTTATTATTACTATACCTGATCCACCACTTCCATATCCTGCTGCACCACCACCAGTATTAGCTGTACCACATCTAGCAGGATCATCACCAGGCCCTGCAGTTCCAGCGCCGCCTATTCCTGCTGCGCCCCA